CGAAGTATTAGGGCTCCAGAATGATTCGCCTGTCTTCTTTAGTTCTACTTTTTGTTTTATTATCTGGTTGCGGCACGATAACGAAGGTAGGCACAACTGCTGTGGGAGCCACAGCGGGAGCCGTAGCCGCTGGGGTTCCGGGCGCTATTGTTGGAGCGGCGGCAGGAGACCTCGCCGGAGAGTTGATACTTGAGCCAGTCTTGACTTTGTATGAGGTTAAGAGAGATGCAGAACAGATCATTGCCAAAGAAGTTGATGACATTTGGAGTCTTCTTGGCAAACTTTCGGAGGTCGCAGGATGGGTTCTAGCGGGCTTCCTTATTCTCCCAGTCATTATCCCTCTATTGATAGGGTGGATTATTCCTGCTCCGGGGAGCAAGAAGTGACCTGTAACCATCAGGTTGTGCGAGTGTCATGGATCGACGCTGATCAGCATAGCGGATGGCATGACCTAAAAGATGTAAATAGAAAGGCGTGGGTAATTAACACCGTTGGATATCTTGTTTCGTCAGGAAAGAAGAAAACGGATTTTGTTGTGTTGGCAGATTCTCATCTACCCGATACCGACCAGTGGGGTGGGCTTAACCGGATTCCTATGGGCATGGTGATCAGCATCGATACCCTTGTGGAATCAGCACCCTGTGGTCAATTCCATGAAGATTCTCATAATCCCAGACACGCAAGTTAAACCCGGCGTACCTATTGCCCACATGAAGTGGGCCGCAAAAGCGATCAGAGACTATCTCACCAAGGACGATTACGTCGTTCACTTGGGCGATCACTGGGACTTCCCATCCCTGAGTTCATATTCTTCCCGAAGGGAAATCGAGGGCAAGCGCGTCCTTGAGGATATTGAGGCAGGCAACAAGGCGATGGACTTGTTCTGGAAAACCCTCAAGCCCATGAAGAAGAAGCCGCAGTTTCATTTGCACGGCGGCAATCACGAATACCGACTGACACGTTACGTCGATGACAATCCAGTACTCGAAGGCGTGTTGTCCGAAGAATCCTTAAATCGGGATGGTTGGATTTACCATCCGTTCAAAGAGGTAAACGAGATAGGTGGCGTTTACTTCACTCACTATTTTTACGCTCCATATACTGGCCGCGCTTACGGCGGCACAGCACACAACATATTACGCAATGTCGGATTGTCGTTCGTCCAAGGACACCGACAAGGAAAAGACGTTGCGTCCAGAACCCTACCGACAGGAACAGTGCAACGCGCATTGATTTGCGGAAGTTGCTACTTGCACAAGGAGGACTATCTGGGGCCGCAGGCCAAGGAATCTTGGCAGGGCGTTGTTGTCTTGAATGGCGTAGAAAACGGAGACTACGATCTTATGGAACTAAGCCTAAAGTACTTGTGTAGAAAGTACGAAAAGATGGACTTGGATGATTTTATTTCTAAGGAGTCAGCCAATGTCCGATGAGTTTTACATTGTTAATCAGGAGCCGAATATGAAGTTAGCAGTTGCGCGTCACGTCACGAACCCTCAATTCCAGAAAGTTCTTTTGGAGACGAAAAGCATGAGGGGGAAGTTAGCGGCGTGTTATGCAATGCTAAGTCAACAGGGGGTTTTCTCGGATTCGCCCGCAGAAGTTTGGGCGCTCCGGCAGGAAGTCGCAGAGCATACTCCAGAGGAGTTTAGAGATGGCTAAGAAAAAAGAAGAAAAAGTAACCGATAAGCCCGCCAATGGCGGGCTTTCTGTTGGTGAGATTAAGAAGAAGCCTTTGGGCAAGCCCTTTGTCAAAAACGATCCCCGGATCAACCGAGCAGGACGCAGGATTGGATCACGGAACAAGTTCTCGCAAGCATTCACCGACGCAATGCTTATGGACTTCGAGATGTACGGTGATTCAGTAATTGCCGAGGTCAGGCAGAAAGACCCAAGCACCTACGTTAGGATCGCGACCGCACTGATTCCATCAAAAACCGAGCAGGAAATTGAGATCAAGGACACCTCTGCCGAGACCGTGGCCGAGATCGACTGGGACATCATCGTAGGCGGCAAGAAATAAAGCGAGGGGAACGCACCCAACCGACCAACCTACTATATATATAGTAGGCTCTGCGAGGACAAATCAAGAACGCCCCCTCGCCGAGGATCGATTCTGGCACTTGTCGGTAGCATTTTCGACACGAATCAGCACAAGAGTACAAATGTAAAGTGGGTATTTCGGGAAGAGTGACAAGGGTTGACACGGCCTCTCGTCATCTAAATGATTGAATTAATACACCTTTTTCCCTAAAATACCGTTCCCGTTGGGGGATCGTCTAGCGGTAGGACTACGGACTCTGACGAATAAAACATCTGCGAAAAATCAATCACTTACAAGTGAAAAATTTTTGCATCTGCTTTACGCCGCCTGACCCGTTTTCCTGACAAACAGCGTCGGCCCCTGATCGTACCACTCAACCAACCGCTCCACAGCCAACAGAAGATTGGTCGTTTCAACCGCTGTGTAGTGGGCCGTAACGCTCCCATTAGCGTGTCCCATAAGGTCTTGAATCGTCCTGTGGGGCACATCCATCGCCTTGAGCCTCGTAGCGAACGTGTGGCGAAAGTCATGGAATCTGAAGCCATGACCCTTGCCCCTAGCGTCACTGAGCCCTACGGCGCTTACAGCGCGTTTAAACAGCATTCTGTTGAAAGGGGATATAAACGGATGCCTCACACCATCTAAACCCAAGCGGTTGTGTGTAAACACAAAATCGTCGTGTTCTCCCCGTTTGCGCTCGATTATCTCGGCGGCGATTGAGTTAAGCACCACCCGATGGGGGATGCCGTTCTTATTGCCGATGTCGAAAACCGATCCGACCCCTCTTATGTACACCTCTTGATCCCAGCGGAGCCCACGGATGTACTTGTCCCTGAGCCCTGTGTGGATCGCGAACGATGAGATGTCAGCCAGATCATCAGGCAGGGCAGACAGCAAAGCCCGCTCCTGACCGCCAGTCAACGGATACCCGCCAACCGGGTTATCCGGCAATGGCTTGATCGATCCGGGGGTATCTATCCACGCTCGATTTGCCTCATCTCGCCATTCGGTGTTTGCAAGCCTCAAGATATGGCTTAGAACGCCGAGCCGCTTGTTGATCGTCCCCGCCGCGTTCCCTCGGTCGAGAGAATACTTAATCATCTCTTTAACCTTGGGGTGGTTGGTGTGGATCAAGCGCAAAGGAACATCTCCCAAAAAACGGTCGATAGTCTCGATGTGAAAAGCCGCATCGGACTGCGCCTGTCTGGTTGTCCTCGTTTGCTCGTATTGGTCAAGCCCATCTCTCACCGTGTACACCTTTCTCCTCGGCCCTTCCTCAAGTTCTTGCTTTGCCTTCGCAATCACTTTTAGAAAAACCTCCACCGCAAGGTCGTAATCGTCCTCGTATGTTGAGCCACGAATGACGCACTTGTTTGCGGCAGGGTTGAAAGCCAACTCCGGCGGTATCCGCACAGTCCTCTGATACCGCCACAACCCAGATTTACTGCATTTAACCAGTCCTTTCATCTTTCTTTCCTCCGATGAGAGGCCGTGTCCCGAGCAATTCTATCAGCGAAATCTGCTAATTCATTTTTTTTGAACATCACTCGATTTCCGATCCGGTAGGACGGGACAAGCGGCCTGACGTGGCGGTCAAAAGAATGTCTTCCTATACCCAAGTACCTGTATGCTTCGAGGTGGCAGATCAGCCCGTGTGAATCAGCGTCCACGGGCATACTGTCGCGCCGAAACAGAATTTTCTTTCCCCATTTCGGGGTAACAATGTCCATGATCAGAACGGGATATCGTCGTTAAATTCTTTGCTCTTCGGTTGGTCTGCAAATTCTTTAGGTGTTTTCGCTCGTATCGATCCAGACAGACGAATGTCACCCGCCTGAGTCTCCCCCTTCCACAAGGACACCCACACCTCTGCTTGACCTGATCCAAGGCCCAACTCGGAAAGATCAACAAGTCCATCACCCGTGTAAGCGGGATCGTTGTCACCCCTTCGGTTTTTGTTTTTCAGAAGTGAGAAGCGGTTTGGTTTGTGTTCGTATGGCATTAACTTTTTCCTTCATAAACGATGTTGTACACAGTTTCTTCTGGGTAGCGTCTTTTTTTGGGAAGCCGTGGCGGCTCTTCTCCTTTTGTAACGAAACCCCAGAATTCTTGGAGGAGGGGCTTCAGCCACTCCCAGTATCTTTTGTCGAATGGGACGATCCAGATTCGTTGCTCTTCGGGTGTCCATGATTGGAAGTAGCATCTTCCGCACCCACAAACCGCAAGTTGCATCTGTATTTGTGCAAAGTGTTGCGGTGAGATGGCCTCATAAGGCCGCTCAGGACGGCACTTAATTTCGTGCAAACCCATTCCGTCAAAGATGCCGTCAGGAGAAGCGCCCAACCAACTATCACGATCATCAATAAAAAAACCGCAAGGCCAAGAGACAAGGCCCAATGCAACTTCCCCCGCATAACGCGCATCTTCCTCATGCTCAGTCCCGTACATCATTGGCGGCGTGACTGGCCGCTCCTCTCCATTCAGCGCTCTCCACAGTGCAGACCTCGACATATATGCTCCCTCCAAACCCGCCGCTGACCCGGCGTTTGAGGCAGTCAATACCCCCTTTCTGGCGAAGAACCATTCTGGAGAGCCCTGCTCACACTCAATTTGCATTCGAGACAGCGCGGGCAATTTCTTTCAACGAGGCCACCTGAGCCGATGTCAGCGACTCTTTCATTGCAGGGGTCAGGTCAGCGAACGCTTTGGTAAGCGCTTCCTTCCCCCCTTGCGCGGCCTTGTCCAACTTGGCAATCAATTTGTCGCTTGCGGGCTTTGCTTTTGGCTTTTGCTCTGGAACGGTTATGTCCTGAGCGTCAAAGTCCTCGCCGTGCGCGGCGATTGACCAGATGCCGGACAAGCAATAGCGACGTAGGTAGGTGTGCAAACTTCCAACGGCTTGTGCGACGTTCTTGTGCTGACTCGCGTTGAAGTCCACAAGCACTTCGCTCCTTATCCACTGGCCGGATGAGTGCGTGATCATGGTGGCGACACCGATCTTTCCGGGTCGAGATATAGGCGGTTGCATTACGAACAGACCGTTCTTCTTGCACCCCTCTCTAATCATTGGCGTGTAACTCTCCAACGGCGCATATTTGTAGTTAAAGGCTTGCGTGTTCTTCGGAATGTCCTTGATGGACTCCAAGGACGCTGACAACGCCGCTGAAATCTCATTTATCTCGCGGCTTGTGGTGAGTGACTCCTCGGGGAGGAGGTCAACCAAATAATCGTTTTCTTCTGGTAGTCTCATTTGTTTTCCTCGATCAAATCGTCGTATTCGATGATTGCGACAAACCTATCGATATGTTGCGCGGCTTGGTTTATGGTGTAGGCAAGTTCTTTCAATAGGTAGTGAAAGTCGGCGGCGTGATCAGGTGAGCGCAACCACTGCGCGTCATCACATTCAGCCACCATCTCTTTAAGTTCGACCTTGAGTCTTTGCGCTGTATCAGAGATTTCTTGCCCTGCGTTCTGCACTTGCTCTCTGGTGTATCGCCTCCCCAACATCACACGTTCCCTTTGCGGCGATTCGCTTGGCAAGATCGCCAGACCTCGACAATCCCAGACTCGGTCGCCCGCTTGTTTGCAAAGTGCGCGTCTTCTATCACCGCTCTCTCGTAGTCATCGAGAAACTCGGCGTACTTCTCAGAGATCAGCGCCTTTGCTTCGCGCTCTGCCACTGTGCCGTTGGCTTCAAGCAGACCGAATGCTTTGACCGTTTTCCCGTAAGCCTCAAGCGCTTTGGCTCTAGCCTTTGCCTCGGCGGCGGGGAGGTCTGTCTCGGCTAGGTAGGTCAGAGCCTTTTCGACCCTTTCGTCAGACACCAGTTCACTCACGTTCAGACTCCCTCGCGAGAGCGCACTGATTGATATAAGAGGCGATTGCTGTCTCATCTTCAGTGAGGGGGTGGTCGCCAATGAACCTGAGCATGATTCCCTTGATCATGCGGGCGAAGTCTCGAAAGTTTTCGAGAACAAGCATCTCGATCATTGCGTCGCTTGTGAGATTCAGCGGGTCGGCGCGAAATGACGCACCGCCGTCTCCAATGTTCTCATCAGCCATAGGGGTTGATCCTCTTTGTATTTGTCAAAGTGGGCGTGAAACTCGTTGTGGCAGGTAACGTGCAGGGGGATGCCAAAAGAGTCATTTGCTTTCCCCCCCATTTTTCCCAAATCGAGTCCGGGTATGGCGATGGCGTGGTGGACAATGATTTGGTTGTCGTCCCACCCAGAATGACCGCACAAACAACAATCAAGACTCTCAACGAAGCGCTTGTATGCATTGCTTTTCCAAGTTTTGTTTTTAGGGATCAACAGGCCCGCCCTTCTCAAGATGACGCGAACGGAAGAACGCCACCCCCGACCAGAGAGAGAGCGGGCCGCTGACCGCATTCAAGAGGCTTTCCCAACCGCGTATACAGGGAGGACATAGGCGGGAGTACGACCGCTTATGAGGAGGAGACAAATGACTGCCGCCAATTGGACTGGTAGCCTCAAACCATCCAACCGATAAAGCGCTCGGTTGGCACACGCCTATCAAGGTCATAAGGGTAATATACGCAAATTTACATACCAAAGCAATAAACACTTTACATCTAAGATAAAAAAAACGCCCGGATTTACCGAGCGTTTTTCATGATTTGCGGAAAAAACCTATATCTTGATATTAAATTCTCTCGCTACGCCGTAAACTTCGTATTCACCTGCCGTTGTTTCAATTGCTTGGAATTGAGTGTTCAAAGGGCGCAGGATGTGCCGTGAACCGCTGATTCTCAAAGAGCGGAAGAGGGGTGATTCCAACCCTGCAACTTTCACTAGAACATTGTCCCCAGAGACAGGTTGCGCGTCTGCATCAAAAATTACAAAGCCTCCGACTTTGAATGGTGAGTCGGACGAGATCATCTCATCGTCGGTGATTTCAACCGCAAATCCGTTTTTTATTTTTAGGCTAGTAGCCACGAATTTGCGCTCCTTGTCGTCGAACATATCGCTCCTCGCAGTAAGGTCGTTTAGTTCTAATCCAATAACGAGAGGGACGAAGGAAATGTCACTTCGTTGAAAGGCCGCTCTGGCAGAAGGAACTCCTGTCGCCAGTTCTTCGGGATCAACCTGAAGCGCTTTTGACATAGCAACCAACTGAAGCATCTTCATCTCTTGCACTGCTCCCAGTTCATATTGACTTATCGATGCTCTTGAAAGTCCAACCATGCGTCCTAACTCTGACTGACTGATTCCTAACTTCTCTCTTAATGATTTAATGCGATCGCCTAATGGTGTCGCCAATTGCTGTCTCCTTAGTTTTCCGAAATTCTTTCTGTATACGAATTTTGTGTGCTAACAGCCCAACAATCTTCTGGGTGTTCGTCTTGGGTTTTTCTAAAATGGCTTCTCTTCTTTTTTTTCACTTTTCTTTCCTTTAGCCTTAACAACCGGCTATTTTATTGCCAACGAAATTGTTGACAACCTCTGTATAGTGCCTAAGACGGCGAAAAATGTAAACCAGAACTTCACAAAAAAACGTATCGGGTAAGAACGCAACAGGTATGTTGACACCGGCAAGCAATAAGAATATTCTCTCAAACGTCCGCGACACATAGTGGCAGGGGCTGATTTGTCACCCGAGCCTTAATCGCAGAAAGCAGATCAAAAGACGTTTGGTGAGCCGTGGCGACCTCTGAGACGGGATAAACGCCGCATGGTGATGCTTCTCGAAAGAGCCATCGGGGTTGGCGCGACCCTCCATATACCGGGAACTCGCGGGGCGATTACTGGCACGGCGACGCACCCATCACCTACGTCTCAGTGATACCTATGGGAGAAAGCATTTTGCAAGCACAACTCGTTGATTCTGCGATTGACGAAAGCGGCCTGCTCGATCTTTTCGAGACTTGGTGGGGCGCTTGGCCTAGCGGGCAGAAAACCGGAAAAAAGGATGCCATCAAGGCATGGGTCAAGGTGTTCAAAAAAGACCCCGGCATTCCCACCCATGACTGTAAGCACTTTGCCGAAACCGTCCTGATCCATGCCATCAAGGAACAGGTCGCTTGGCGCAAAGCGGTTTTCGACAAGTACCCGAACGCCGAAGATCGCAAGAAAAAGGACATTTTCGTCCCTCGTTTGCCTATGCCCGCCACATGGTTGAACGGCGGCAGATGGCTCGATCCAGTTCAGAAACTTCCGGGTGCAGAAGCGGATGCTCCAAAAGCGGTCGCCTCCAGATGCATTGATTGCGAACTCCCCGCCGAAGTGTTCGTTGGAGAGGAGCGGCTTTGCGCTTGGCACTGGACGAAAAGATACAACCGCGAGCATCTGCAACTTCTTGCCGATAGCCTAAAGCGCTTGGGTCTAGAGCGTAAACCTGACGAGTCGCGAGCAGACTGGTCAGAGCGATGCCGTCAGTACGCACTTGCCAGTTCATGGCAGATAACAAGTTAGCCAAGCACCTCGGGTATAGCCCGAGCCCAGAGAAGGATAACGACTACCTTCTCGTCGCGTTCAACAACAAGCGCGAAAAGTGGGAATGGAT